GGGGTTAACTACCTTATCGAACCGGGGAGTGGGCTCGGGCGACGCGACGATAGTCTGCCCAGGCTCCGCCTTTGCGAGCATCGAATGGTCTTCGATTCGGTCAAGAAAGGAAGGGTTGAAGTCTCTGTTGATGAGGTCCTTCGTGTCCTCGTGTCCACCTGGGGGGAGTTTCAAGCTGGTTACTGCGGGAAGGCATCTCGAGAAGTCAGGGTAATAGGGATGCCGATCCCCGTCGTTGCTGCGCTTCTCAAGGAATGGCGATCTCGAAGTCCTTCCAGGGCGGGCACCCCGCTCACTCCAGACGACGTTCGTAGGGTTTTTGGGGACAAGCCATGACAACCGTTGCTTGGGACGGGAAGACCCTCGCAGCCGACAAAGCTTGTTGGAATGGGAATGAGGTTTGGTCTCCGTTCAACAAGCTCTTCAGGGTCAACCTGTGCGGGGATTCCATGTCGGACCTTCGTCTCTCGCACCCAAAGATCGTTTGGGCCGCGACTGGGTATTGTCATGTCCTCCCACTCGTGCTCTCGTGGATGGAGAAGGGTGGAGATCGCCCAAGGATCGACAAAGACGAGACGGGCACAAGGCTTGGGTTGGTTCTAGAGGTCGACACCGGCAAAATCTATGGAATCACTGGACTGATGACCCTCGTCCCGTACCCAAGCGGGCCGGTGGCGGAAGGCGGTGGTCACGAAATGGCTCTTGGGGCCATGCTCGCCGGAGCGTCCGCAGCGCAGGCCATCAATATTGTCGCATCACGTTCAAGCTGGGCTGCGGGTGGCGTGGATAGCTTCACGTTGCCGGACAACCCCGTGAGCATGCACGACGCCATTGAGGCGGCTCTGGGATCTGGTGTTCGTTTCGGGGCGGGGTCCGTCATTCCATCCGGGCCAGCGACTGGAGAACCGCCTATTGACTGATGAAGATCTCGATCCCCGGCGCTCATTGCTGCCATTCACACTCCAAGAGTCCATGGAGGCATGGTTCTCGGAGACGGCGTCGCTTGGCGATGGGGACATCCGGACACCGGTGACTCTGGAGGCGCTCCAGCGGGCCGAGGTCAAGGATACCTGGGTCGTGTGCCGGCGCAAACGCACCCGGGAAGAACTTATGCAGATGATCGTGGACCTGGTGGCATCGGGCCATTCGCTTCCATCCCTCTGGAAGCAGGAGGGCATGCCAAAGCCGATCACGATTGCCCGGTGGACGAAGGAGTACAGGCCCTTCTCTGAAGCTCTGGAAGCGGCTGAGAAACTCCGGGGCATCTTCCTGGCGGAGAGCGCCCTGGAAATCCTGGATGGGTCTACCGACAAGGACCAAGCCTACCGGGATAATGCGCGCGCGAACCTGCGCATGAGGATGGCTGAGAGTCTGAACTCGAAGAAGTACAGCAAGCGGGTTATCGCCACGACGGACGAGGACGTCGTTCTGGCAGAGAAGGATCTCGTCAGCCAGTTCAGGGCGCTACTCCTCTCTCATCAGAAGTCCTTCGAGGAGAAGATGGGCATCGAGGTGAAGGTGCTGACCATGGACGCCGAGGTGGTTGCACAAGTCGCCGAAGATGACGATTATGACATTGACCCACTGACGCTGGGTATGGAAGGATCTATCGATCCAATGGGGGGCTGATGCGGCGCGAAGACCTTCTGGGCCTGCAGGAAGGGCTTAAGCTTGGCCGGGAGTTCGTAACGCGCGAGGCGGAGACGGCCTTCCTGACCGCGGGCATCGCCAAGCATCCCTACCAGCCCCAGATTGATATCTTCAACAGCGACCGGCGTCTCTTGGCTCTGTTTGGCGGGAATCGGTGCCTCGGCACGAATTCCCTCGTCATGCTTCCTGATGGCACCGAAAAGCGCTTGCGGGATGTCGAGCGCAATGACGTGATCCTGGGATTCGATTGGGACTCAAGCCGCCTTGTGCCGGTGCGCGTCAACGGCGTGTTCTTCAACGCTGAATCCCAGCTCCAGCGCTACAAGCACAGCTTCGGGATCCTGGAATGTACGGCAAGCCACAAGGTTCTATGCGTCACAGATGCCGGAGACTACCGCTGGATCCGGGCTGTCCGGGCGGCGAAGCTCCAGTATATGGTGATGGTCCTGGACTCCCAGGGAAAGCCCGCCTATTCCGTAATTGAATACCTCGGCGAGGCGGAGGACTTTTGGGAGGGCGGACACCGCTCTGGCTGGGAGCACACCATGGACCTCTCCGTGGACCACCCAGACCACACCTTCATCGCCAATCGGGCCTTCGTCAAGAATTCCGGCAAGAGCCTGTCGGCAGCGGTCAAAATGGCCTGGGATTCGACCGGGCTGTACCCAGACTGGTATCGGGGGCCGAAGACGGTACGTGGCATCGACGCCTGGGTGGTGGGCGACACAGCGGCGAATACCCGTGACAACTGCCAAAGGAAGCTCTTCGGTCCGGATCCAAACAGACCGGGGTGGTCCGGGGACCCTGGCAACGAGGGGCTGATTCCCTCGAAGTACATCATCGGGAAACCTTCCAGGATCAGTCAGCCCCCGGGTTGTTACGACACGGTAAGGGTGAAGCATGTCCCCTCGGATACAACGTCGATCATCACGTTTAAGAGCCATCAGATGGAGAGGTCCGCCCTGTCTGCCTGGCATGGGGATCGGGTGTGGGTGGATGAGGAGTGTCCCAAGGATATCCTCCAGGAGTTGATCATGCGCGTCCTGGACCGGATGGGGCAGGTTATGATCGCCATGTGCCCCATGGATGGCCCCACTCCCACAGTGAAATTCATCAAGGAAATGTCGGCTCAGGATTGCACCTTCGCCCGTATCGCTTCCAAGGACATCAAGCACTTGGATCAGGCGGCGGTGGAAGGCATCCGGCGCATGTTCGCCTCGGACCCCGCGGCGCTCCTGGCGCGCTTGGAAGGGATCGAATCGATCAACACCGGCCTGATCTTCCCCTTCAAGGTCGAGGACATCATCTACGATCCATGCAAGACCTCGATCCCAATCTCGTGGCCACAGCTCGGCGCGTACGATCCGGGTTGGAGGCACCCGACCGGAGCCGTGGGCGGCGCGCTGGACCCGATGTCCGATATTGACTATGTTTACGTGACCTACGAGAAGGCTGGCATGCCCTATCATTACCATCATGGTCAGCTTTCCGCCTGGGGTGACGGGAACATGACTTTCATGATCGATCCGGCTGGGGACCAGTCGGGTCAGGCTACCGGAGAAAAGATCTACGACCTGCTGTGCAAGCTGGCCCACGGGAATGATTATGCCGATGAGATCCCAGAAGAAATGCGGAAATACATCAAGGCGGATAACTCGTTCAGGCTCGGTATGAACGAAATGTGGAACCGGTTTTCTACTGGGACGCTCAAGATAAACAAGAACTGCAGGAGACTGCTTGAGCAATACGAGTCCTATGCTTGGGATAAGGATGGGGCGGGACCCCGACCGGAGACAGACGAGATCCGGTTCGACATCATCACGGCCCTTCGCTATCAGGTGATGGGCCTGCGCCAATATGCGCACCGGGTGGATGAGTCTCCGCCCTGGTCCATGGGGCTGGAAGCCGTCGATGCCCCCATTCCGGTCTGGACGCCCTACCGGGCTGGCGGACGCTAGCTGTCTCCTGGAAACAAGTTGCGGAACCCGAGGGAGTAACCTATCCTACGGGGAGAGTGACGTCTTGCGTCACAAGCTGACGCGCCGCGTCATGTCTCCCTGGAGTTGTCATGGCGTTACCCCAACGGGGAATCGGGTCGGTAGAAATGGCGATCTCGCCAAGCGGCGGGGGGCTCATGGAGATCACTCCGCCTTTTGCCGGCCCAAATGCTCCGCCCCAGGCCGATGAGCTACTGGCAGAGATTCCTCTCGTCATAGACGAGGAGAAGAGCCCTCTAGAGGAGCTGGTGGGGCAGCTTCGTGAAGAGATCGAACAGGCGAAGAGCAAGAGGCAACCCAAGACTGACGTCTGGATCAAGATCGACAACTACCTTGCGGGGGTTGACCCCAACGAGGCCGAAGAAGGGTACACCGAGAGCACTTTTTTTTACCACCGTTTGCCAAGGATCCAACAGACGGCAAAAAGCAAGATCCTGAAGAACATCGCACCACTGCATGGTCGCCCCTGGGAGGTCAAGCCGTCACCCCGAAGCAAGAGAAAGATCGATCCCCAAGAGAGGGCGACCCGGCTCAGGGCGCTACGGGAAGAGATCTCCGACATCCACGACACCTTTGGGATGGACCTTCTCGCCGACGACATCGGTGAGTTCATGTCCCGATATGGGGGAGCTGTCGTGTACGGGCCAGTGCAACTCTCTGAGCCGGAGTTGCGATGGAACGAGGGAGAGGACTCTGTCGATGCAGAGGATGTCCCAAAGCCGATGTGGATCAACTATGATCCTCGGCAAGTTTACCCAGACCCCCATTCGAAGAGGGGAACCGATGGGGAGTACGTTTACTTTCGGGACCTACTCAGTGCCCACCAGATACGGTCTCTACAGGAAAATAAATCCTTCCGGGCCGAAGATCTCGTCGCTCTCCTTGACGAAATGCCGGAAGGCAATTGGGAGGAAGAGCATGAGGATTGGGAGAACTCTCCAGACGGCGAATCCGGCAGCGACCAGAATCGGTTCGTCGTCTGGAAGCGGGTTGGGATCCTTACGGCCGAGGCCCTGGAGATCTTGGGACAGGAAGCGCCTGAGGGCGACAACGAGGAGACAGCCCGTCGGGCCATGGCTGAAAGCATGTGGGAAATCTGGCTCTGCGGCAATCGCGTTCTGAAGGTATCGAAACGAATTTTTCAGCCCAAACAGCTTCCCGTCTACTTCATTCCTTTCCGCCGCGATCCGAACAGTCCGTTTGGGGTCGGCCCATGTGAGTCCTCCTTGAGCGTGATCGACATGCTCATCAACATCACTCGCGGTATCGACGACGACATTTCCGATTGTTCTGGCTACCAGGTGATGATCGATGCCGGGTCGCTTGTGGGCACGAATTACAAGGTCCGTCCGCGCGGGTCCTGGGTCTATCGGAACAAGGGCGTTGCGCGCAAGGAGGGGCCAACCGGCAAACCTGTTGACTTCTTCACGGTGCCCTCCCGTCTCGACATGCTGACATCTGCGTTCAGGCTGTTTGAGTCCATGTTGCCGGTTGTCTCCGGGGTTCCGGAGACGGGGATGACAGGGAAAGACCTTGGATCCGGGATCCGGACGGACGACATGCTGGAGGCCGTATGGGAGAGCCTGGAGGAATTCCTGAAGGATGTCATCGGGAACGTGGACCGCTATTGGTGGAAGCCTCATCTTCGGGATACGTTCGCTTGGATCAAGGAATACTACGCCGACAAGGCCGATTTGACTGTGGATGCGATCATCAAGGTGGACGGAGTGCATGGAGCCATCCGGCGGGAGATCGTAGGCAAGAAGGTTGAGCGATTCTTCGTGAAGATGCAGCAAGCCGGGATGCCTGGGTGGGTTGATCAGATCCCGCTCGTTCGCGCCATCGTCGAAGGAATGGGGATTGAGACCGAAGAAGCCGTCATGACACCGGAACGGTGGATTGAAGCGCAAGACCTTCTTCTCAGGCAGAAGCGGCTTGAGGCTGCGGCCGGAGAGCCCCCTAACGCATCAACAGAAAAGGAACGGGCGCGCACCTCGGACAAGGACGCGATCCTGGAAGCCTTTAAAGTTGTAATGACGGCCAATCCCAATGACCCCAATTCAGTCCCCCTGATGGAACTGGTTTACAAGCTGACTGGCCAGCTCTCGGACAAGGCCAGGACGGCACTTGCTATCCGGTCAAGATTTGTGGCCGCGCAATACATGGGACAGGGCCTGGCCACGCCGGGGGAGGGAGCTGCACTCGAAGCGCCGGTGACGGTGGATTCTCCCCTGGAGCTTCCGCCTGCTGAACGCAACTCGGCACAGGCCCAACAGCCCCAAGCCGTTACCGGAGCGCCGTCGGCGCCGTCGGCGTCGCCATCTAGCGGAAGCGCTTCGCCCATATCCGCAGTCCAACCCCCGGCTGGATCATCTATCCCCGGAGGTGGGGCATGAGGACACCCATGAGTTTCGGCAGTGGGCAGACAATGGTGGATCTCGCCAAAGCGGATCATGCTGAGTTTGTTGAAGAATACGGGCTAACGCCGCTCGACGCCAAGATCCTGTTTGAGCAGGATCGCCTTGGCGCCATGCTCGCCCACATGAAGGAAAGGGTTTTTGATGACTGGATCGAGACCTCGGATCCAGATGAGGCTCTCCGGCTGCAGGGTCAGGCGCGGTTGATCCGTGCCATGTCCAGCATCCCGGAAGCCGTAGAAGACTTCTTGAAAAAGAAGGAAGTGCCCTCTTAACGGGTCGTCAGCATTGGGCTGACCCCCTCAGTCACAGGAGCCCTCATGGGGAGCAAGTCTTACAAAAAACTTTCCGTACACGAACGGGCGCAGCACGAAAAGCTGGCCAAGCTTGGGGTCATTATCGACCCTGAGACCGGGCCTGTTTTTGCCCCTCAAGGTGCGGTTCCACCTGAGCCAGAGGCTGAAGATCCAGAACTCTCCCAAGAAGGCCCGGGGGACTCTGGAACGGATGAGGATCAGGAGGAAGCTGGAACGGATGGAGATCAGGAGGAGGACTCTTCCGGCCGGTATGATGAGCTTGAGCCAGCCGACGAGGATCCAAGCGTGGACCCCTTGTCTGCGGATGATCCAGTTCCCCCCGCCAGGGGCGAGCTGAAGCGTGCCCACGACGCGAGAGACGCTCAGCGCCGCATGAGCAAGACCCAGGCCAAACTGGACGCCATGCACGCAAACCTTGAGCAAAAGATCCTCCTCCTGGATTCCAAGCTCAAGGAGATGAAAGACCTCCGGAAGTCCCTCGATCAAGTCGCTGCCGATTTCTCTCCTGCCGATGCGGAGACGGTTCGGCTCTATCGAGATGCCGACGAAGACGCCTTCCGCGTCATGCAGAGTGTCGCAGCGCCAGCCCTCAAGGCTGTAGCTGAACTCTCTGACAGGCTGAACAGACTGGAAGCCCAAAACGCTGATAGTCGTGCGGACAGGATCTTCCAGGAGATCTACCAGTCGATCCCAAAGGCGCGCGTTGAGGAATTGATGACGGATGCCCAGTTCCTGGGGTGGGTTAACGCTCTCCCTAAACGGCTGCGGCTAACCTACATCGACATTCTCAACAATACGAGCGAGCTGGAATCTCCAGCCGACGCCCTTGCCGTGTTCTCTCACTTTACGCGCGACACGGGAATCCAGACGCTGATAAACGGGAAGGCCAAGGAGAGGGGCCGCCCCCCCGTGGACGAGGTCCCAAGTCTCCGGACTGGATCAAGCTTACCATCAGTGCAGCGTCGGCACCAAGTCACCCAACCCCAGAAACCAAGCAGTGGTCTCAAACCTCTGACCATCGCGGAACGTGCGAATTTTTCAAAACTCATCCAGGGCATCGATGCTCAGGCTCCGGATGGCACCTTCTTGCGAGGAGCAAAAACGCAGCAGGAGCGAGACGAACTGCGTGATCGTCTTGACACTACAAGCATCTCTGTCGACGGGTCTATCCCCCAAATCCTGGGGTCTAGGCCCTGATGACATAGGGATGCACTGAAAGGAGCTACATCATGGCCATTACCCGTTCCCCTCGTCCCTCCCCCGACACCGGTGTCACCGATGCCGGGCAGCTCGCATGGATCGAAAATATCGTCGAGGGGCTCGCCTTCGACACCATGCGGCGCGAGTCGGTCATTGACCGCATTGCCAACACTGACGTCATGGCGCCTCTGGAGAAATTTGGCCAGAGCATCACATTCAGGGTACTCTATCCTGTTGACGTCAAAGCGTACGTGATGAACCAGGATCTGGTGCCGGACACCGTGTCGGGAACCAGCTTCAGCCTGACCGTCGATCACGCGTACTATGCTTTCCCCACGCTCGACCCCATCGACATGAAGCAGATCAATCTGCCCCTCATGAACCAGATCGCCAAAAACCTTGCGGAGGCCCACAAGGAAAACGAGATGAATGTCATCCTCCCCGCCATCTTGACCACGGTCTACGCAGCGACCGCGATGGACTACCACGGGCAGGTCCCTGGCACCGTGTGCTATCAGCCCGATACGCCCTCAGTAGCTGCGTCCAAGGACCGCACGGACGACAGCTACATCATCAAGCAGTTCATCTCTGCCCGGAAGGCCGTGAAGCAAAAGCTGGGTTCATTCCCCAAGGGGATGTACGCTGTTGTCAACAGCGATGTTGAAGAGATCTTGCTCAACTGTGATCAGAGCACCTTCCAGGTCTCCGGCGAGAGCAACCGCAAGGCCATCGAGGACGGCGATTTCGGGATGAAAGTGGCAGGTTTCGATCTGATCTTTACGGACGCCATCTCTACCGCGACCTACGATAACCAGACGGACATCTGTCAAGGCTTTATCGGCCACAAGCGCGGACTGGGGTTTGTCCGGCAGCTCATGGAGACGGACATCAACTTCAAGATGTGGACGAAGTTCAGCCGCGGATGCCGCCAGCTCGACGTGTTTGGCCACGGCTTGTCGGACAGTCGCTATTTCGGCGCGCTGCCTATCAAGGTCAATTAAGCAACCAGCGGTTCCCGGGAGGCGAGACTGCCTTGCCTCCCGGCCCCGCGCCAACAGGAGCACTACCCATGGAAACAGGGATGCAATCGGATTACTACAAGGAGGCGGGGGAGACCGTTGCCATTGATCCACGGAACGGGAGGCCTATGTTCATCCGGTCGGGGTACCCATTCGCGATGTGGCACAAGATGGTTACCGCAGCGTGCTTGAACAAAAACCTCCAACACTGTCGGCTCATCAAAGAGGACTCCGAGGAGGGGCAGAAGATCATCAATGGGACCTTGCCTCACGACTTGACCCTGGAATTTCTCCTGGGGCTCAAGGCGGAAGCTCTTGCCGCCATGGCGAAGGTTCACGGCGTGGATCCGAAAGGCAAGCCCAAGGTTGTCGCCTACAAGATCATGGCCACCGCCAACGAGGAGAAGAAGCAGGCCACCGCCTAGGGGTCCAGTATGGTCACGTTCGCGCAGGTCCAGGACAGAATCGGATGTATGCGCCCCGGCAGCATGCCCAGGCTCTGGCAGCTCGCGTTCCAGGTGGCTATTCGCCGCATCGCTGTCGAGACCCTCTGCTTCCGGGAGGATACGGTGGCCCTGGACGTCCTCGCCGACACAACCACGATCCCACTCTACGTAACCGCAGACGAGAAGGAGTGCGTCCATATCTTCAAGGCTGAACGCACTAATTTGGCTGGGGAATGGGTCGAGCTTTACAACCTGAACCAGCGGCAATTCCTGGAGGGCACGTTGAAGGTCAACTACCCTTCTGGAGAGTTTTGCGCCTTCACGAAGGCGATCAACGGGAACCTTGTTCCCTACGCTCCGCCCGCCGTGGCAACCCAGGTTCGTGCGCAGGTCGCCTACAAACCACTTGGCGATTTCGACGAAGCCGATTGCGGCGCGGAGTATGAGGACGCCATCGTTGCCGGCGCCCTCGCCCATCTACTTCTTCTTCCTGGCACAGACCAGAGCGTCTCGCTTGCGATGCAGAAGGACATCGAATTTTTGAGCATGTGCTCAGGGCTCCGGGGGAGTTCCCTCATTGGGGACATCGGATACGCGAGGGCTTCGTCCTCGAAGACGTATCCACGCGGCTTCTCCACTCAGGACCGACTGCGGAGGTGATATGTCCAATCTCGCCTCCCTGCGCGCAGACCTGATTGAGCTGATCGGGGAAGGGGCCTTCAGGAGAACCTTCACAGACGACTCCGCCGATGCTGCAATCAATGCGGCTTGCGATCAGATCGCCGCCACGCTCGGCCTCACTCGAACTGACGTTCGCACGGGCGTTACGGCAAAATGGGTCACCTTGCCTGACGATGTGATATCAATCGTGCAGGTCGCAATCTCTGGGAGCATGGTTACATATGACCCTTCCGGAGCCTCTCCCCCTCTCCCATTACCCGTGGACGCGAGGGATCATCCCTCCGGCAGCACGGTCGTCGTCAAGGATGGGAGTTATCTGTCTTATCCCGACGTTCCGTTTGAGGCGTGGATAGGACCTGGTGGCGTACTCTACCAGGGGGGAGACGCTTTCACGATGCCAGCCGAGGATGTGATCCTGTACGCGCGTTGGGGAGTCTGATATGGGTAAAGTCCTTCTCGAGAGCACATTTCAAATCGAAGACATGAAGGATCCAAATTGGCGGGATCGAACAGGCGAGCCCACGGTCTATGTCGAGGCTACCGGCCACACCTTGGTTCTCAATGGCCAGCCCGACACGGGGTACGTGAAGGTGGGGTACATCCAGCGACCCACGGCCATGACCACGGACGAGTCGGAACCAGATGAACGCATCCCCGAGGTCTTCCACCAGCACCTGAAATATTTCGCTGCCGGACGCCTCTTTGAGCACTCCGGGAAAGGCCGGGACATCAATCGTGCCAACGACTGCTACCAGCGCTTCCTGGGGGCCATCGGTGCAGGCCCCATCCCCATCGCAAGTCACGTCGTTGACAGGTGACGAATGAACCGAGCCGAATTGTTGAACGATCTTCGCGTGTTCCTTGCGGACGCATCCGAAGGTTCGTTCACCTTTTCGGACGAAGCCTGCTGGGCCGCTCTCGAGAAGGCGCAGGAGAAATGCGCCGCCGTCCTCGGGCTAACTTACGTGGAGCCATACATCGCGGTGGACGGCAACAACGAAGTCGAGATCCCCGTGGACGCGATCTCTGTTACACGGGTAGAGATATAGGAGGTTACCATGGCTCTCTATGGTGCAACGTGGATACAGGATGAAGAGCCATCGGTGGGCGTTGTCGCTTGCCAGGACTGGCGTAGGCCAACTTCAGGCGAGCACCGGATGCGGAACACGAGTAATACGGCCTGGGTCTACCTCGGTAGCATAGACGAGGAAAGAGGTGGCGCTGCGGCCCTTTCGGGCGCCGACTTCACTGGGTCCGTCACGGCTCCCGATGTGCCCCCGGAGACCAATCCGGACTTCCTGGGGACGGCCCGCCAGAATGGGATCCCCCTCGCACTCCAGACGGCGCTATCGTCCATGGAGCGGAGACTGTACGATCGTCTCGATTTCCTGGTGGACGAAAAGTTCCTGTCCCAGTCTCGGCGCAGCGGCATCGCCGCCAGTATCGCTTTTGACGCTACCGTCGTGGAGATCACTCACGCCAACCTGTACGCGAGTGGAGTGACCGTCGCGTTGCCAGTATTCGAGTCCGACGGGATTTCTGCCACCTGGGACCAGGTTGATATGTACTGCGCGATCCCGCTCGGGATGTGCTGGCACAACAGCGGAGTATCCAGCTTTAATAATTCAGTGCGGCTCGCAGAAACAGAAGAGGGTAGCCACGTCTTCAAGCCCATCGCGGTTGGACCCGGTGCATTCCCGACCGACACAAGTCTCATGTGGAACATTCTGACGCTCGCGCATGCGGTGAGGTAGCAATGAGGACATTTCGGATTAGCATCGAGGGCGGCATTGATGCCGTGAGTGATCTCTCGCTGTCTGACGGGAAGCATGTTGCCTACATGGAAAACCTGGATGTGCGAAGCGGGATGGCGATTCCGTATCGCATGCCGAGCGTGGATCCAAATGTCGATGTTCCTACCGGAACGACTCAGGTGTTTTCCTACCGTGGGCGGAAGATCTTCAGCGCGGCTCGGAGGGATTACGCTGCCGAGTTCCTTTTTGGAACGGAGCGCATCTACTGGACGGAATACGGGGGTCTTTCCAGGAAGATGATTGATGGGGCCATCGTGCCCCTTGGTCTCAATCGTCCCGCCTATGCTCCTACGGTCGAGAGCGGCGCTGCCGTCGCGCCAGCGAACATCTCCATCACAATCGAGGTAGGGACAGGGTCTCTCCACAAGGGCAGTTATGCGTCCTTCCGTCTCGCCTATGCAACTGGCGGAGGCGTGCTCCCTGCCAGCGGGAGCATCCAGGCCCAGATCACCGAAGATCAATCGAAGGTTGTGCTCCAGTGGGAGAACCCGGTCCTGGATGAGCCAGCCTCGGAGATCCTGCTGTTTCTCGGTTCAGCGGCTGGGTCCGAGCGATACCTGACGTCCCTGGCTGCCACGGAAACTCGTTTCGAATACTCTAACGAACGGACAGCCAGTGGGGAGATGGCGACCGACTACGACCAGGAGGCTTACCTTCAGTACTGCACCACCTTCGTCCGGAACGTGAACGGAGTCTCGGACGAGAGTGGCCCCTCCACGTTGTCGCCACAAATCAAGGCCAGCGCCTCGCGCAGAATCATCGTCAATCCCTGGACGGATGGGATCCTGGATTCCGAGAGCCTGGTGACATGGAATGCGGCTTTTGGCGTCAGGTTCCTGTTCGTCAGGGCTTCTGCGCTTCCAGGATCTGGCGCTACTGACCCGATATCGGTGTCGTCGATCGTCGAGGATGCCGAGACTGGCCGCGTTCTCGTGACCTTCGCTGGTACGCATTATTTCTGCGACGGGGAACGGGTAATGTTCGACGGAATCCCGGATGACCCATTCAGTGGGCAAACGGTCGAGGTTCAGGTCGAGGCTGGGATGACTGGAACCTGCTATCTTTCCGTGGGGGAATGGTTCACGCCTCCGGGGACACTGACGGCGACTACCGCTTACCGTACGCTTTCCGTTGAGATTGAGAGCATGGCCTACAATCCGGAAAGCGGCGTGATCGAGATTGTCACGACCGATCCTCATACTCTCAGCTCTGGGGAATACCCGACGTTCACCGGGTTCTCGGATCAGAGCTGGGATGATGAAAACATAGGGGTCGTAACGGACCCCGCCGATAGCACTCGCCTCTTCGTCCGCGGCATGTCGATGCCCGATGATACCGACTTCTCGGGTCACTTCATCCGAAGAGACGTGACAGCACTTTTTTACGAGATCTCTGGAGACCCCGGACTCAGTGGGTCTACCGCGGCGACGGGCCTCCCGGGCATTGGAGATATGCTTTACGTCGACATGGCCACGACGGGGGGCGAAACGGGGGTTGGGATCACCGTGGACGCATCCGCCAGAACCTTTACCCGTGCGTCAGGGTCCTGGCTGGACACGGACATTGCGCCTGGATCCTCAGTGGCGTTCTCTGGGTCTGGACATATCGGGAATGCTGGCCCATTCGTCGTTACGGATGTCAGTGCCCCAACGGTCACATGTGGCCTAGCCGCCACATTGGTCAACGAGACGACATCTCTGGGATGGCTGGTGACTACCGACATCCACGAGGTTATCAAGGTCATCGGAAGAAATGATCGCGCGATTATGCTCGCGTCCCTCGTAAAGAACCCGATTTACAACTTGCCCGCACTTCCTCTCCCGAGCCCCTATACGGATGGTATTAAGTTTGTCCCACACAATGATTACATCATCAGGCGCAACCTCTACAGAGTGGGCGGAACGAGCGAGGTTCGACTTGTGGATGAGTTGCGGCTTGAGGATGTCGAGTATCTTGATGCCGTCCCGGACTCCAGACTTCAGGGGATCCTCCCGACCCTGTTTGAGCAGGATGGCGTCTCGGTAGTCGTAGAGCCGCCGCCCTTTGGGATGGATGGACTCATCCAGCACCAGAACATGCTGTTTGCTCACGAGTCCGGCAACAATCGTCTCCGGTGGACGCTGGCTGGGAACTTCGACGCTTGGCCAGCAGACTTTTACCACGACTACGACAACATGATTCTGGGGAAGATTTCCTTCGATCACGCCCTGATCGTGGCCTGCGAGGATGGTCTCCATCGGGTAGATGGAACCGGCCCGACTCGGCTTGTCTTTCACAAGAGCAAATCCGCAGGATGTCGCGCTGGCCGATCTCTCCAGGTCGTCGGCAATCGGGTCATATTCCTGGGTGATCGAGGGCTCGAAGCCTTCGATGGGCAGGAGTCTCAGCCTTTGACCGAACTAGTCATCCCCGGCGAGTTCTGGCACGGGACGTCCAAATACGTCGGCACGGCGGCCCCGGGGGGCTATATCGTGCCCTTCCTTCAGAACGCAGCCTTCGAGCGCTTGCGGGGACCAGACCTTCCGGGGGTCACGCCGCGCAGCCTCATGCCCTTCGCCTCGCGCCGCGGCAACCAGCGAGGAATCCGCTCTTTCTTGAAGGACGGGAAGTATTTCCTCTATTGGGGCGGGGATGACGCGAACTACGCAGCCCAGACCATGATCTGCGTGGACTTCGGGACTAGGTCCCGGGCCGTGTCGGTGATCGGGCTCAAGGCTGTTGACGCCTTCGCGGACGAACTCGGGGAAGTCCACCTTCTACTTAGTTCTCCAGACGTGTAGGAGGGAGGCATGGCGATCAAACCACCGGTGCCCCCCAGTAACTCCGTGGAAGACATGCGTGTAGCCTTTCAGCAGTTTGCCCAGGCTGTTGCGTCCGAGCTGCAGGGGGGCGGAGGTGGCGCTGGTCGCGGAAGCACCCTCGGGAAGCTTGGGCTGGCGTCTCAGCCTGGCAAGACTACAGCAGAAGCCGGAACCCCCGGCCCTCCGGGTCCACAGGGGCTCGTTGGGGCGACTGGGCCATCCGGGGCTGATGGGTCCATGGCAAACATCGTTGTCGAGCAGGGATCGGCTATGGAGTTGCTCACCGACAGCGAGGGGGCCATCATTGTAGATGCACGCGGGATGGCGTTCATCGAGAGGACTGTTGAACTTTTCGCCGTAACTGACAACGTAGGCGAATACGTGATGGAGGGATGACATGCCCAAGCATAGCGAGATCTCGGAATCTGCGAATATCCATGAAGAGAAGCATGCCCACGACGCCGCTTTCGGGACCGTGCTCCAGTTCCAGGGAGACGGGACGGGAGAGGGCGTTGCCGCACAACTGGGACAGGCCGCGGTCGTCATATCCTCGACCTATCAAGGGCTGACCGCAGAACAGGCATCTGCCGCCTACTTGACGTTCTCTGGAACCCTTACCGGGGCTTCCGTGGCCGTAGTCCCAGACACCTGGGGGCCGGTCTTCGTGACCAACGGCTGCACTGGCGCTTTCGGGCTCTCTGTCTCCACTTCTGGGGGCACTGGCGTCACGGTTGCCGCCGGGAAAACACAGGGACTCCTGGCTAACGGAATTGATGTCATCGCGTTGACTTCGGAGATTTAGGATGGCCGCGCCCGAACTTGTGACCAGCGAAGCGATTGGCGTTCCAGGGGGAGTAGCCTCTGCCGATGTGTCGGTGCTCACAACCCAGGCGGAACCGGGGCTGGCGAACGCTACGAATCTCGGTGATTTGTCGTCCGGACTTCTGAAGATCATTGTCACCCTCGGCGTGGCTACCATCCTGAACGCGAATATTGCGGACACGGCGCACGCCTGCGTCCTCACGACTGCTGGCCCGACAGCGCTGACATTGCCAACCACGGGGACACTGGCAGTTCTCTCCGACATACCGGCTCCCTACACACTCCCGATCGCCACTGCGGGCTCACTGGGCGGTATTCGCGTTGGCAGCGGGCTCTCGATCGACGGAGATGGGATCCTTTCCGCGACGGGCGGTGGCTCTGGCACAGTCACCAGCGTCGGGCTCGCGCTGCCATCGTCCGAATTTGATACCACGGGCGGGACGAATCCAGTCACAGGATCGGGGACGCTTACGGGCACATGGAAGACCCAGACCGCGAACTATGGGTTCATGGGTCCAGCTTCTGGCGCTGCTGCCGCGCCCGCATTTCGAGCGCTGGTTGCCGCAGATATCCCAGGGTCCACGGTTGGGAAAGCGGTGCTTGCGCTCACGAATCCAGATGCTGTATCATTCCCGCGATTCAATGCGGACAATACTGTTGACGCTCTTTCGGCCGCAAACTTCAGGACGGCTATCGGCGCCGGAACGTCATCCTTCGATGGCGCTTATGCATCACTTTCAGGTAAACCGACGCTTGGCACCGCATCCGCACAAGATGTCGGATATTTCGCTACTGCGGCTCAGGCATTCCCTGGTTTCGGTACCACGCATGCCCTTGCCGCCTACGGCGATCACGCGCATGCAGGAGTTTACGAGCCCGCAATTGGTTACGTCCCGGCGCAAGCTTCTGTAAATCACGCCAACGCCCATGCCGCCCTCGCCGTTGGCGGCGCCATTCTCACTGGCATTTCCCATGGGGCCGGAGCGACAAACTACCATAATGCCTATGGATGCGGACTTGGCTTTGATCGTGCAGCATATACTTCTAGCAGTTGCGTTGGGTCTTTCCGCCTGGATTCTCCAGATGGCGGCGCTGATATCGGGAATTTATATCTCGACAGCCTCATCACATATACAGACCCCGCCACGCAGGTATGGACCGGCCCGCAGAAGATCTGGACAGACTACAACGATGGATCCGGATCTGGTTTGGACGCGGACTTACTGAAGGGTTCAACATGGGCCTCCCCTCCGGCGATAGGCGGAGCTACTCCAAATGTAGGAAACTTCAGCGCACTTCATATCGTTGTGGCATCCGGGGGTAATCCTATACAGTTTGAACCAACGGATACCTACACCACAGCGCAAAACGAAACCATCCGGTTTTTTGCAAAATATAATGCATTAGGAACCTATACTCAGACCGCAGGGATTAAGCTATCTCGCACAAGCACGAGCGATGGCGGATACGATGGGATGGTGGAACTACAAACTAGAGCCACGGGCGGATCCCTCGTCACCAGGCTCTCGGTTGATTCTGGCGGGTTGGTTAATATCTCTGCCCTCACCGCTTCACGCGCAGTCCTCACTGATGCGAGCGAGAATCTGGTATCATCCACAATCACATCCACCGAATTGGAGGCTATCGCCAGTGGACGTGACGCAATCCTTGCGAGTAATCCTGGCGACCCCACAGCGACGAGTAGCACTACAGAAAAGATGATGGGTATTAACAAAGTCGTGACACCCCTGTACTCTACCCGGCTCATGGTCGTAATCACCGGAGTCGCTGCTAATACCACGGCAGCACAAGGTTACTCCATCAAGGGTCGGTATGGGACAGGGGCCGCGCCAGCAAATGGCGCTTCAGCTACCGGCACCCAATTTGGTGTTACTACGATTAAGGACACAGTGGCCGCTGGGGTTGAATATGATTTTTGTATCCACTGCCCCATTGCCGCATTGACACCCAATACTACCTATTGGTTTGATCTTGGCCTTAACGCTAGGGGTTCTGGTGCGGCAAGCGTGAAAAGACTTTCAATCTCAATTGTTGCGATCTAGAGCTTAATCCCAACCTTCACATGGAGACAATATGAAACTCGATTACGGCACCACGTTTCTAAACTCCGATGGTGGGATATTCCTTCACCAGAAACTCAAGATGGACGCGAAGGGGAAGCCCATCAAGAACCCCGACTATCGAGAGGTGAATGAAAAAGGCGATGTCATTCATCCGCATCTCCGGAAGCCTCAGCACATCGTGGAGGATGTTGAGTTGACGCTGAAGGATGTCATCATCATCGCGGCGCAGGCCCATCTCGAAAAGGATTCAGAGCTGTCCCCCCTCGCCATCGCGGAGGTCGGAAGCGCTGGTCTTGCGGCGATGCGAGGTCAGCAGCTCACCGTGAAGCAGGCCGAGGCAATCAAGGACCGCGCGGCCAGGACGATGCTGGGCGAGAATCCGATCCTGTACGCCCAGATTTGCGAGGCGTTCGAAGGTGAGAGCGCACCTGATCCCAAGGCCACACCCAGGAAGAAGCGGTAGTTCCGCAACGCAGGTGACATGATGGGGACAACGACCATGAGCGACGAACCAATCCGAGCAGGAGAATTCAATGCCACCATGGACGGAGTCCGTCGAGAGATGCGGACGGGGTTCGATAACGTATTGCAGCGTCTAGCCGCCGTCGAGAACGGATGCAGGGGCTGCGAGTTGGACCGGATCGCGCAAGCCCGTAAAGAGGGCGAGGAGTCGGGCAAGCTGATCGCCCTGGAGGCCCGTCTGAACGAAATCGATACCGCCAGGAAGGACGATGTCCGCAACCGAAGGGCACTCTGGATCGTCGCCGTTGGCGCCTTCTTGGGGATGCTGGGATCGGCGGTGATCGAATTCGTGAAGCGCAAACCAGTGCCTTGATGTATCTTTTGTAAATAACCAGCGAGAACGATTCACCGTAACCGTCCCGGAGTGTTCCGGGCTTCCTCGAAGGAGGACATCATGTACGCAGGGGCTCAGTGGTTCACTTTCGGCACCGCCGCCACCGGTGTCACTGGCGCGACGGGCGTCAGTAACGAAATCTCCTCTTCTCCACCCATCAAGGGCGCTTCGGCCTACCTGTCCTCCGGGTCGGCCACCGTGATCGTCCAGGGGGCAATCTCCGGGACTGACTACTGGCAGACGGTCGATACCCTCACCCTTTCCGGTGTGGGCAGCGTGGACAGTCTGGATGGCGTTACCTCTCGGGCTGCGGCATACTTCGACCGGTTCAGGGTCAACGTGTCCGCGATCAGCACCGGCACCGTGAAGGTTCGATGGCGGCACTGCCACTAGGTTTTACTTCCTGGATGGATCATGAAGATTGCCGCTTGCACGATGTACTGTAGTTATCCGGTAGAGATGCTCCTCGACGCAATGAGGAGTGTCTCTGCCGATGTCGACACGTACATCATCCTCCTCTTCGGCGACGGGGCTCTGGACGAAGGCTCTGTCCGGGCCGCTGTCGGAGACCGTGTTGTTGTTCGTCGTTACGAAGTGGGCACTTCTACGGACGACCTCAGGAATGCGTACATCCAAATAGCCACGGAACTCGGATTTGATTGGGCCATGACGCTCGACGCGGACGAGCGGGTCCATCTCGAAGAGGTGAATATCCGGGAAGAACTTGCTCGCACAGATGCGGACATCATCCTCTCGGACTTTAGGCCCGATGTGGCCCAGGGGCACGTAACTTATCCAAAGGAGCGTTTCTTCCGTTTGCCGTGCCGGGACAGATTCCTTGGAGATGTCCACGAGTGCATGCCTCCGGTCCATGGGAAACAGCAGAAATTGGAAGGAATCTGGTTTACGGAGATCCAGAAGTCTCCAGACCAGATCCAGGCGAAACTGCAACGCATCGTGCTGGAACTGACGAAGAAGGGTCAGGAAGAACCAAACAACCCTCGGACTTGGTACTACCTCGCCGACGCCCTCCAGGCCCTGGATAGGGATGAAGAGGCGCTGAAGGCTTTCGGGACGTGCGCGGACCTGAGGGGCTGGGATGAGGAATCAGCCTGGGCATGTTTTCGGGCCGGGATCATCCTGGAAAAACACGGGAAATACCGCAAGGCGCTCGACATCTGCGCCGCGGGAATCACCCGGCATCCCGGCATTGCGGAGCTTTGCTGGTTCGCTGGACACGTCTGTCTGAGGCTTGGATGCTTCGAGCACGCGGTCCACTGGTCAGAGATGGCTGTCATCAATGGAACTGTCCTGGGACGCGGGAAGGAGATCGTTCGTATTGGTTGGAGGGTCGAACGCGGGCTCACCACTGGACCATTCGAAGTCATGAGGGAGGCCTATCGTGCCCTCGGCAACACGGAGAAAGAGCAGGAATGCATTCGGATTCTGAAGGCCATCGAGGAGGGGAGGATCCATGAGCTTGGAGCTGTTTCTTGCGCGTAAGCGGAATTGGGACGACACGGCAACGGGGGAACTCTACGTTGACGCCGTCTTCCAGTGTTTTACCGTGGAGGACCGAGTCCGGGATCTAGGGCCTCACGGAGAGGGCAAGATTTGGGGGCAAACCGCGATCCCAGATGGACGTTACCCGGTCATTGTCAATAGGAGCGAACGCTTCAAGAAGGACATGATGCGACTCGTCGGCGTTCCTCATTTCACCGGGATCCTCATTCATGGCGGGAACACTGACGAAGACACCCATGGGTGCATTCTTGTCGGAGACAGTCTGGACGGGAAGGAAATCCCACCTGGGCATAGCACCCCCGCAATCAAGGCGCTTTTCGCCAAGGTCCAGAAGGTTATTGCCGGTGGCGGGCAGGTCTGGATTACCATCACTCAGGATGAGATGGAGGAGGTAGCATGACGTGCGAGACCCCATCGACGACCCCTACGACGAAGACCCCTACGGCTTCGACTATTGTCCGATTCCTCAGCAGGGGGACCCCGGAGTCCTCCAGGCGACTTGTTGCCACCCTGTGTGCGGCGGTCCTGTGTGGGCTCTCGATCTCCTTGGCAGAGGCCCTCTCCTACCAGGCTCACCGGAACTGGCCGGTTAGCGCGGCTGTCGCAACAGCCTTCGGTGCGGTGGTCGGGTTCATCGCAGCACTGGCCCGAGAGATTTTCCGGACCCCCGAAAAGCCAGAGTCCGCCACGGACCCAAACGAAAAGGAGAATCCATGAATTTCAAGGAATACCTCAAACCGCTGGCCTGGGTGGCCGGGATCGGGATTGTCGCTTTCCTGGGGACAAGGGGCTACTCGGCCTACCAAGCGCATCAAGCAGTGGTCGCAGCGAATGACGCGATCCAGCACCATCACAATGGGGTCCAGAATGCAGCGCAAGGCCAGGTTCAGGAACAACAAGCAGCGGAGACTCAGGTAAAGATCGATGCGGCGCAGAAGGAACTGGCGGGGGCTGTCGCGGCTCGGAAAGCTGCGGATGCGAAGGCCGACCGCCTGCTGGCCGAACTGGAGCGCCTGCGCAAACAGCAGCCCCAGGGCACTGGCCAACTTCCGGGAAGTCCCGTGGGTGGAGACACCGGTATTCCTCCCATCCCGAATACCCCCCCTCTGGTATCTGACCTGAAAGACCAAGTCATCTCGGCCCTCGTTGCGAATCGGGATGCCCTCCGAAACGAAAACGGAATTTTGCGAGACGAGAACATGCTATTCAAGCAAAAATGTGAGCAACTGACACAGAGCGTCACGTCCTACAAGGCTGCCTATAGCGAAGAGAAATTGTCGCACAGCCTGGACAATGTCGCCCACGCTGCGGCGCTCAGAGCGGCCAAGGCGAGGACTCTCAAGGTGGGCATCCTCAGCTTTGGCGGCGGAGCCGCAGTGGGCGGACTGGTCGGGGTCCTGGTGAGGTGATTCGTGGCTGTTTATGATCAATACTCCGATTACCTAGCGGCCGCGACAGCCTTCCAAAGGCTTGTTGCGCCTACCGGTGCAACCGGGGTGACGGTATACGCCACGTTCAATGACGGTTCCAGGCCGATGCTCCCCATGGAGGACTCCGGCCCGATTTCGTGTGACGCGCCCTACCTCCTGAAATACTTTGATCACATCCGATTCAGTGGCAAGGGGAAGATCTACATCCGAGTACTGGTGGACGAGGTCGAGGTGGCTCGTGGGTACGTGACCCTCTCGGAGGGACCAACGGATGAGAACATCCTCAAGCTGCCTGATGGCACGGCTGGATATTCCATCCGGCTACAGATGACAGGCATCGCCATCCGGCGCTACTACGACATCATGTGGGAAGCCGTTTCCGGGGAGGCGTCATCGTGAGAGAAGCCACCGAAGCGGACATTCCGTTCATGCAGTCCATCCTGGATGATCCACGTGCGGCCTATGCGGTGAAACTCGGATTGGAAGAAATGGCCCTGCCGTCGGCGGAGTTCTTACTGCCTCTCTGCAAGGTGTCCCTTCATGAGGATGGGTTCTTCGTCTTCACTCAGGTCGCGGAGAGGATCTACGAGGTCCACACCTGCTTTATCCCTTCCGGGACGTTCTACGCTACGCGCAGGAAGATGAAGGAATCCATCGCCTGGCTGTTTACCACGACCTGGGCGGAGCAGATCGTGGGTCGCGTCCACGTTTCGAATACTCCAGCACAACACCTTGCCGAGCTGGCCGGGTTCCTACCCTTTGGACACTCCCTGGAATTCAGCTTCTGGCGAATGGGGCTGGAAGACTGGATGCAGACGCATCCCTTGATTCTCGCAGATGCAGGGGCTGGGGCGGCAACGGGTCTCGGCGTCCCAGGGAATCCGCACCTGGACGTGATCGCTGGATTCATCTATCTTACAGGCAAGGCCGAGCTTCGACTCAAGGGCCTTGAATATTTGAGCCGCCACGCTATTTTGTACGGAGTGACCAGCCTCCAAGTGGAGTCCTGGCAGCCGTTGACGCTGACCCTGAACGGGAATCGCGCAATCGTTGACCCAGGAGGTGCCACATGCCCATTGCCCTCATCGGAGTAGGTCTTTCGGTTTACCAAGGGATCGAGGCGGGGAAAGCGGCTGACGAGCAGAATCAGCAGGCTCAGCAGCGCATGGAAGCCAACCTTGGCGTGGCTTCTGAATTGAGGCAACGACAGCAGGCCCTGGTGGACACTCCCCTGGAAGAGCAGATTGCTGCCCTCCGGAGTCGAGAGTTGACCGTTGGGGCGCAACGCTCCCAGGATGTCCTTCAGGACCAATCCGGGAAGATCTCCCGTGGCATCATGGAGGTGGCGCCACAGACCGGGGAGGGCGTTGCCGGGGCTCGGCTCCTCACGAACCAGTTCAACACCGCGAAGGGTCTTGCCCAGATCTCCATGGAGGACGAGGCCAATAAGCAGGCGCGTCTTCCTGGACTCATCCAACTTGGGCAACAGACGCCGGGCTGGGCCGGAGTTGAGACCGGGGCCAACACTCAGATGGCCAACTTCGCTGAGAGGCAAGCGCTTCAGTCTGCTGAGAATGAGCAGAGCGCCTATGCGACAGCGGCCCAGGGCATGGCCGCCCTGGCTGACCAGTACGCTAAGGAAAAGGCCGACAAGGAGGCGCAGGCTCAGCAGCGGGCCGGATCTGGGTCACCCCCGCCTCCAAGCGTCCCTGGACTGATGGGATCATCCCGGAATGGGAGGTAATCATGGTTCGAGGATTGATGGGTGGCATCGGGCAGGCCCTGGTCGCTGCGGGCAGCCAGTATGGTATCTCCAAGAGGAATGAAGAGGACAGGCTGCGTCGGCGGGCTATCGAGGATAAGGCCACGGGTCGCCAAGACGTTCTATGGGACCGACAGATGGCTGAACTCCAAGCAGAAGACGAGCGGGGGGCGCAGGATGTCCTGACCTTCGGGAATGAAAAAGTCAATCCGTATGCTCAGCTACGAAGCTACCTGGGGCAGAATGTTGTTCCGGACGCGATGCCCTCCCCGGAAGCGCCCTCGACGCCTACTCCCGAGGGAGAGCTTCCTCTACCGCCCCCATCACGGGTTCAGGGGCTTCTGACGCCATTGCTGCCCGGGCAGTCTGTCACTGGGGCACCAATTACGCCCGGGAATATTGATCTAAACAATCGGCCTGTTGTCAAAAATCCAGACGGGAGCATTAGTACTGTCCGGTCCATCTCGGTCGGTATTGGTGGCAAGGAGGTGTTGATTCCAACCGTTAGTGACGACGGTCGGATTATGTCCAACGATGAAGCCTTGGCCAACTATCGAAAGACCGGGAAACATCTCGGAATTTTCTCTACACCAGAGCAAGCCACGGCCTATGCTAAAACTCTCCACGAAGATCAATCCAAGCATTATCTCCCCGCCCAGCCGGCAACTCCCAGTGGGCTCGTGGCTCCAGATGGTTCAGTGATGTCCGTCCAAGGGGCGGCACCTCCGGCCCCTCGCACTGCACCCGTGGCGGCCAAGCCTGCAACAAAGCCCATGGATTGGGCCAAGACGGCCTTCGGGGACACGGTGGACTATCGGGCACGGGTTGCCGCCCAAGCAGATGCCCTAGAGCCCCGTTACGAGGCCAAGCGCCAGCAGGTGGCTGCGGCGATTCAGCAGATCCTGGCGGAGAACCCAAATACGGCCACGGCTAAGATGAAGCTCGCCGCCTACAACCGGCAGCTCCAGAAGGACCCAGAATTTCAGAGGCTCCAATCCGAATCGTCCAAACTCGTCGAGGAGGTCAACAAGGGCCGCATCGCCGAGGGGGCTGTCGCCACGGTCCAAGGGCTCTTGACGGGAGACCATAGCCTCTTGCAGCGTCTTGGATATGGCCAGGGAGCGAAGATCGAGCGTGACCGCAACACGGGCCTGCCTGGCGTGAGGATGTCTTCCGGGGACCTGGTTGGCCCACAGCTCATCATTGCTCAGGCGCTCTTGAAGTCTGGCGTGACAACCCCCGAGAAGTTCATGGAGACCGTTAACAAGGTCGCAGAGAATGAGAACAAGTGGCAGCTCAAGA